TTTACAAATATTACTTTTACTTTTGCCATTACGGCAGCCTGCTGCTAAAAACGTTCTTTATACTTGTTAACACCATGTTACACTAATTGTAACGCTTAAAACGCTGATAATCATAGCTTGTTACGCTGTTACACTTGTTACACCACTTCAACACGTATATGCGTGTATTTTTTATGTTTACTCTCATATATATGTAGAATATAGTGTAACATCTGTAACAATGTAACAATATATAATAATCAATTAGTTATGTGTTACACTTATGTTACACTTGTTACACTTAATAATAATAATATAAATAATAATACTAATAATAATATAGATAATAGCCTATAAAGCATTTAAAAGCGTTTTTAAGGCATTTTTATATTAAAGTGGTGTATAGATATCAAAACTTATTAAAAGTTCTTTAAAACGAAAAATATAAACAAATGGGTAGGCATTTAAAATATAAAACAACTCAAGAATTAGAAACAGCTATAAATTATTATTTTAGACGTTGCGATTCGAATCAAGAAGAATTTATTAGTAAGGATGGCGAAACGTTTACTAAAACAGTTCCCGTACCTTATACAGTTGAAGGTATTTGCGAAGTATTAGGCATAACAAGGCAAACACTTCTAAACTACGAAAAAGCAGAGGGTTATGAGATTTTTTTTGACACAATAGAAAAGGCAAAAGCAAAAGTTTTAACTAATACAATGGAACGTGCGTTATCGGGTAAGAATAATGCTGCCGTTGCTATATTTTCGCTTGTTAATAATTATGGCTACAAAAACGCGAACCATAAGGAAACAACCGAAGACGATAAAAACATTAACATAAACATTCAGTACCCACCTGATAAATAGTGCCGCGTAACATCGACATAACACTATACCGACCGCATGTAGGTCAGCAGCGGATTCTAAACAATAAGCGCCGATTTAATTGTATAGTGTGTGCGCGGCGTTTCGGTAAAACAGAATTGATAACATCGGTTGCGTTACCGTTAATTTCACCTGCTGTATTTGAAGGTAAGTATGTAGGTATATTTGTCGATGACTTCAAAGACTTCGCGCAAAGTTGGGCTAAGATAGTTGATACCTACAAGCTAAGTAATGAAGGCGGCATTATAAAACACAAAGACGAAACATCTAAGATAATGCAGTTTTTGAACGGCGGCGTTTTGGAGGTGTGGTCCATTGGCGATGAAGGGCGAAAGGATAAAGGGCGTGGCCGAAAATACCACCGCGTTATCTATGAAGAAACGCAAAAGATACCAAGCCACATATTAGAATACCATTGGAAAACCGTTGCCCGTCCTACCTTAACTGACTATAAAGGTGAGGCGTTTTTCATTGGTACGGCTGCCGGCAAAGATAACTACTGGTACGAACTATGCAGAAACGGCGCTAAGGCTGGCAACGTTGAACGTAACTGTTACTTAGATATTGATTTGCCGCAATCTGAAAACGGCAGCGATAATTGGATAACCTTTAGAATGGAAACAACCGATAACCCCGCCATTGACCCAGCTGAAGTTGCCGATGCAAGCCGCGACCTTGACCGCCTAACATTTGAACAAGAGTATAAATCTGTATTTGTTGATTATTCTGGTGAAGCATGGGTATATGTGCTAAAGGATAAAAGCATACAGCAAAAAGTATTTCAGCCATCAAAGAAAATAAGTTGGGAAACCGAACAGATTTACGTTTCATTTGACTTTAATAAAATACCCATGACAGCGGCGGTAATGAAAAAAACAACACTATCGCCCGACTTATCAGCACGTTCGCGTTATCGCTACGGCGTGCATATCCTAAAAGAATTTAAGATAGGTTCAGAGGAACGCGGCGAAGCTTCAATATATGATACATGCCAAGCGTTTAGGGAATGGGTATTTACCGAAACAAATAAAAAGATAGGGCGCTGGTCCGATACTGCTATTTACCCCTGTACTATACCGCTACTGATTACAGGTGATGCGAGTGGTGATAGGTCCGATGGAAGGCAGCGCGTTTCTAAAACCTATTACGAAATTATCCAAGAAGAACTGCAACTACCAGCGCGTTTCTTTGTAGTGCCTAAAGCGAATCCGCTACATGCTGAAAGTTACGTTCAAACAAATACTATTATAAGCATGTGCCCAGACTTCCAAATATATGAAGATAAATGTCCGGGCTTGCGTATGGACTGTTTACGTATCAAATCAGATAACAGCCGCCGAATCATTAAAGGTAAAGGCGAAGAAAGGCAGGCCGACTTATTAGATAACCTTAGATACTTGCTTAATACTTTTTGTCAAGATATTAAACTATAACATATCGTTGAAGCCAACGAAATGATAACCCTAAACTATACCCTATGCTGTACCGCCCCAAGATTAAAGTACATTCTAATGCAGAAATAGAATACTGGAAAAACCTAATAAATGAAAAACGCTATCAGCACAAAACGATGCAGCGCTGGTTAGTTGTTAGCGATGTACACCGCCCGTTTCACAATCAGATACTATGGCAGAAACTACTAAGGCTTATAAGCGAATTAGGCGCCAACCTTCACGGAATTGTATTAGCTGGTGATTACTTAGACCTGTACACCTTAGGTAGCTATAATAACGAATCATTAGCCAACTTATCAGGGCTAACATTACAAGATGAATATATAGATGGGCTGCATGGCATTGATGAAATTAACAGCGCGTTCAAAGGTTCAAAGAAATATTTTCTATTCGGTAATCATGAAGACCGCTATTTTAGGCATATCAAAGAAAAAGATAATGCAAAGTACGGCGGCGCACTAATAAACCCAACTGAAGCGCTATATCTACACGAACGTGGTTGGGAAGTTAAAACAGATTGGCAAAGCGACTATTTCACATTAGGCAAACACTTAGACGTTGTGCATGGCGTTTACACTTCTATTCATGCCGCAAAATCTCACTTAGATAAAACGCAGCATTCTGTAATGTTTGGCCATACGCATAGGGTTCAATGCTACCATGCCGGGAACAAAGCAGCTTATAATATCGGCGGTTTATTCGATATAAAGTCTAAAGGTTTTAGCTACATGCCCAGATTTCAGCGCCAAGTGTGGGCAAACGGTTTCGCCATCGTCAACATAACTGACAATGGCGATTTTTATGTAGAACAGGTAAATGTTTGGGCCGATAAGTTCCTTGCAAACGGTAAGATGTATTAGCTTTTTGTGAACATAGCTGTATAAGGATGCCCACCGTAATTAAATAACGGTCCTTGATATGGCCATTTAGCATAGTTAGTAATATGCCTTTGCCATTGTTCCCAAGGCGTTTTAAACTTAGCTTCGCGAAAATCTAACCAGAAATATGCCCGATGCGTTTTTAGTTCGTTGTTCAATAGTGCAACCCATGAATAATAACGAGATTCTGATTCTATTACTGAGTAGTTGCGCGATGGTATCCAAAATTTAAAACGCTTATTTTTGCGGTAAAACTTACGCGTTAACGGGAACAAATTAAAAGAATTGTTTAGTATTAAACCTAATTCGATATTATCTGGTTGGCCGCTTAAAATAAGTTCGCGCACCCATTTAGATTCCGTTTGCATATTTGCTTCTAATTTTGTGAAACGCTTGTTTTTCTATTTGCCTAACACGTTCGCGGCAAATCTTCATTTTATCGGCTACCTGACTTAAATCTTGCGGGAACGTATCGAAGTATCTAAGCTGCAAAATCTTATACTCACGTTCCGTTAAACATTCGGTAACTTCATTATAAAGTTCTTGCATTTCAATTTCTAATACGTGCTTATCTGTTTGGTCGTCGGATGCGACTTGATACATTATGTCACCATCAAAATTAGTATCGTCTAAGCTAACAAAACCTGTAATGCTTTGCGCGGACCTAATGATGTTTTCAGGTATGTTTAGTTTTTCGGCCAATAGCTGACTATCGGTTTCTTCGTACTTACCTAATTGATATTTAACCTGACTTATCTTATGTGGTAACCTTACACAGTTTTTTTTAGTATCAATAAAATCTTTAATATAGCGCTGTATTTGAAACAACGCGTAACTAATAAACTTTACTTCAAACGATGGATTAAACGTATCGGCCGCTTTGATTAAGCCAAACATAGCTTCGCTTATTAAATCCATTACATCACATTGAGAGTTATCGTAACGAAACGCAACAGACGCAGCAAACAACATATTGTGTTTTATAAGCGTATCGCGATTTGCTGTTTGTTCTTCTTCGCGCGTCAATGGCTTGTATCTTTGCGCTTCAGTTAAAAACTGTTGTAGTATACCTTTTTTGGTTCTGTGGTTATTCCCTTTAATATCTATATGCCTAATCATGTGTATAGAATTGATAATAGTTAAGAACTTGTTGAGATGTACGGCGGCAAATAAACGCGTCTTTGTGTGCACGTTTCCAAGTTGTTAGCATAATTTCGGCTTCTTCGAAAGTGTTGTACACAAACATAATCCGATACAAGCTATCTACTTGTTCTACTTGTGCCTGTTCAATTGTACACATAGCCAAATGCTCAGCGCGTATGTATTCAGGGTGTCTGGTGCTAAGTATTTGAATGCAATAAAAAGTATCTGATGTTTGCGCATAAGCTGCCGCGCTAAATAGCAGAATAAAAAGTAGTGTTTTCATGTTGTTGTGTTATTTATTTATTTTTTCTAATTCGTATTCTTTGATTCTACCAAGCCAATAGTTAGCCCTTTGAACATCGCCCATATCTTTATTAAAATAATATCTTTGATATAGGAATAGTAATTGTGAATCCATTTGTTTTTTCATGATGTTGTTTGATTAAAGAATGATATTTTGACCGTTTTCGAATTTGTAAATGTTACCTGAAATAGCTACAGGGAAAACCTGCTTACCATTAAGAAAAAACATTACTTTGTTTGTGATTCTGTTTTTAATTACGTTTACTGTGCTCATAATCTTGAAGTTTTTTAAAGCGTTTCATCAAATCGATGCTCAAAGATACAAACACTTTTCAAAACTGCAAATATTTTTATAAAAATTTTATAAAATGTTTTATCTTTTTTTGCCCTAACTTTACAACCAAATTAAACACACATGATTTTCAGAAAAAGAAACAGGGCCGAACAAAACGAAAGTAATTATCAGAAGTGGCTTAAAACCTACATTCCCGAAACTACAAAGCAGCGTATAGAATTGACTAGAGTATTTACAGACCGCGCTGGTAATAACTTTTACATTTTGAAAAACCCTGCAAATTTAACGCGTGAACGTGCGCAAAGAATTGAGGAAGCGATGACCGCTATTGATTTTGGCATTAACAAAACTGAAGTAGTTGAAAAGCTAAACGGTATGTTAGAAACGGTTGAAGATATGCCATGGCAAAACATGACACGCGATAAGCTAAAAGAATTTCATACTAAGTCTAAGGACCAACTAAACGATATTCTGTACAGGCTTAAAAACGTAAAGATAGATGATCTATTATTGGAAGCTGGTTTGTATTTCTTTTATATCGATGGTGAAAACCCATACATCATAAATAGCGAAACGCAGCAACGTAAAATGGATGCAATTAAAAACGATGATGAACTGCGCGCTTTTTTTTTGAACAGTATAGAACAAATTTTGAAAGGTTCGAGCGCTTTAAAAAATTAAATTATCCAAGGCTAAACAAAATAGAACCGAACGTAAAACCTAAAAGAAAACCGCAAACATATCAGCACGCACTGCAAAAACTAAAAGAACAAAACCGCGAAAATGATTATATAATAACTAAGGGTGACCCCGTACAAATGGCAAATGTTAGATTTTGGGTTATACGCGATTATTATTCAGCATTAGAACAAATACTAAAAGATAACGATAGGGCTGAACAAGCTAATAAAAAAATAAACAATGGCAGAAATTAAAGACGTTTATAGTTTAGAATTTAATGGTTCACAGTTTCAAACTGAAATCAATTCAGCTATACAAAGTATTGACGAACTAAATAACGCAATGGCCCAAGGCGTTGATGTTGCCGATGATTTAGAAGCAGCACAGGGCAACTTAGTTAACGTGTTGAATACTGAAGCTAAAGGTGTTGAACAGCTAAATCAGAAAAGAAATGTATTAGTAAATACACAGAAAAAAATAAACAGCCAAACTAATGAAGGTATTAAAATAAATAATGAACTTGATAAAACTAATAAAAAAATATCAGATTCAACCGCTGATGTAACGAATAAGCAAAAAAGCTTTGGCGGTCAACTACTACAAGGTGCGCGGAATCTAAATGGTATGCGCCGCGCTGGTATGATGTTAGGCAATGTATTTAGATTATTAGGCGGTATAAATCCGTTTGGTTTATTACTTACTGCTATACCTGCCGTTATAAGTCTTATAACTGGTGCAACAGGTGCGCAAAAAAGTTTTAATGAAGCGGCTGAATCTGCAATTGATAATTATGCAAAAGAAAAAGTAGCTGTAGATGAATTGTTTAATTCATTGACTGATGTTAATGTTAAAGGCGATGAAAGAAGTGCTGTTATTGAACAAATAAATCAGCAATACGGCGATTACTTACCTAATATGTTAACTGAGGCATCAACGGCTGAAGAAATTGCAGCCGCTTATGATTTAGTTAACCAAGCATTGATAAAAAAGGCGGTTACCCAAGCTAAGACGCAAGCATTAGAAGAAGCAACATCTAAATTATTAAAACAACAAACATATTCATTAGATAGAATTGCTAAATCTGAAGCTATTATTGCAGAACAAAGAGCGCAAGGTATTAAAAAAGTTTCTCAAGGCGCAAGGGATGATATAAAACGCCAAAAACAAAACATTGAAGATTCAAAAAAAGAATATCAAAATTCTTTAAAAATTATTGACCAAGCATCAAAAGACCTTGAAAAAACATTGGGTTTAAATGCTGAAAATAGCGGCAAACGCCAAGTTAAAACGGCAAAAAAAACACAAAAAGATATTAAGCAAGTAAACAGAAACGCTACCGATGAAAAAGCTAAACTATTACAAGAAGAACTAACCAACCTTGAAAATGCTTTAAAAATTGAAATCGGTTTAACTGAAGAAGGTACTGAAGCGCGTGCAAGGGCCGAATTAAAATATATTGATGTTATCGAAGGATTTAGAATACAGAATCAAAAAGGTTTTGGCGATAGTGAAGCTGAAATTACTTTAATGATGCAAGACAATATACTCAAACGCAAAAAAATAAACTTAGACTACTATAATTCATTAGACGAAAAAGAAAAAGAACGCATTGAAAAATTAAAGGCACAGATTGACGAAACTGAAGCGCTATTAAATTTACAAATATCAGATACGCAAGAAGGCAGCCAAGAACGTATTGATGCAGAAATGCAATACTACGATGTGCTAAAAGATTTATATACAAGGTATGCTACAGAATTAGGCATGACCGAAAAGCAAATAGATGAATTTGTAAAACAAGGGCTTAAAAAGCGTTTTGGCTTGTATGAAGACTTTTATAGTACGCAGTCAACTAATCAGCAAAATAATTTACAAACTCAACTAAACAACCAGCTAACGGCATTAGAGCAAGAACGTAACGCATTATTGCAAGCGGCAACAGGTAATGCTGAAGAACAAGAAAAGATTAACAAAATATATGATAAGCGCCGTTTAGAACTTGAAAAAGATACTAATAAAAAAATATTAACCGCACAAATAACGCTTTTGAATCAGCTAAGAGCGTTGGCCGTTTCAACTGGTGATACTAAATTATTATCTGACTTTGATAAGCAAATATCTGAATTAGAAACTAAATTAGTTGAGTTAGGCAAACTTACCGAAGATGGCATTGAACCGCCCGACCCTAAAAAACTTATTGAACAAATAGGTCAAGTTATTACAGGTGTTTCAGATTCTATTTTTTCAGTTCTTAACGCTCAGGTACAAGCCTACATTAGTGGACTTGACAAAGCAATAGACAAAAGCAAATCGGCATTGGATGAAATACGCGGCAATAGCGAAGACTTTAACGCGCGACAATTAGAAATTGAAAAAGAACGTTTAGAAAAGTTAGAAGCCGAACGGGCGCGGGCTGTTGAACGTGAAAAAACATTAGCATCTGTACAATTGGCTATTAACGCTGCTATTGCCATTTCAAAGGCGGCGGCTGAAGGTGGCGCGGCTGCACCTATTACAATAGCATTAACACTTGCGGCACTTATTGCTGGTTTAGCACAGGCGCGCGTAGCTTCATCTAACGCGTTTTTTCATGGTGTTGAATACTTAGAACGCGGCAATAATAAATCGGGCCGCGATACAATCCCTGCAATGCTTAATGAAGGTGAACGCGTAATTACAACCGATACAAATGATAAGTATTGGGATGTATTAAGTGCCGTACATAATAACAGAATACCAGCGGATGTACTTAATACATTTTCTAAAGCATATCAGCAAGGCGGCATTAAAAACGCTTTAGGTGCGTTCGGTAATAATGTTTCATTAAGTGGCGAGTTAGGCCAAAAATCTATATTTGTAAACGTGGCCCAAACATACGGCGGCCTAGAAAACAGATTAGAACGTATCGAAAATGTTTTAACCGAACTGCCTAAGTACATGCCGAAAACTACAGTTAGTGCGAATGCCAACGGTATATTTAAAATTGTAGAACAAAGGCAAGCGCGTAAAAACTTTTCACGTAATTGGTCAAAGTAACATATTTTTGTACATATAATTAAACACTATGCCACTTATCAAATGCTTACCCGGTGATAACAAATGTATTTCTAAAAACATTAAAACCTTAATAGCTGAAGGTAAACCGCAAGAACAAGCTGTTGCCATTGCTTTAAACTTAGTTCGAAAATGAAATACCTAATAGCCGTTGTAATAATTTTAGTATCTGCATTGCTATACATCACCATTGATAATAGCACTAAGCTGCACAAACATATACAGAAAAACGAACAGCGAACCCGTGATAGTTTGTCCCAAATATATGCTAAATTTGTGACAAAATCAGATAGCCTACAAGCGCATATAGATACGATGCAGACTACATTAGACAAACAAATAAAACAGTTTAGATATGACTTACACCGAATTAAGATTATTGAAATACCGAATACTAATTACGATAATATTTCTGACACTTTGCTCATTGGCCGCATCTTGTCAGGTTACAAAGGTAGGTAACGGATTTTTGATAACGCGCGAATATGCTGAGTTCATCGCATTGCGTTTTGATAGTTTGGATGCCTATAAAATTGCATACGGCGAATGTGTTAATAGGGCTGTTGAATGCGATGCGTTGCTATATAATGCAGAAACGGTTATATCAGCAATGAAAGTACAGCACCAAACACAAAGTGACATGCTGCTATTGAAAAACGCTATGGTTCAAAGCTACGAACGCGATGTAATAATATGCAATGACTATAAAAAGCAGCTGAAAAAACAAACACGTCTGAAAAAAGTGTGGAAAATAACAACTTACGCGTTTATAACTGTATCTTTGAGCGCGTTAACATATTCAATACTTAAATGAACGGCTTACTAATATTTTTCGATGGCATACCGCAAGACTTAGATAACTTTAACGGTACTGAGTCTGCGAGTTTTGTTTTTCGCCGCAAAGATGAAGCTGGCGATTCTGCGTTTAGTTTTGCCCCTGAATTAACTGTTGTAGGCGATACTTACGAATATGTTAGGCAGCAAATAATAAACGCGCCAAATCCAAATATTGCAGCCATACAAGTACTGATATATGATACATGTTGCACTAACCCCGATGGTTCGGACCGTTTATTATTTACGGGTAAAATTGAGGGCGGTTCGGTTCGTTGGTGTACGTTCCCAACATGTGAAGCGCAAGTTACGGTAGTGGATAATAGTGAGGATGCGTTGGCTATTAGATGTTTGAAGAATCATTTAATATGGGAACCAGTAGGAACTTTAATTGGTGTTGTAGGAAATCCATTTGGTCAAAATTATTTTAGAGTTGCACCTGATACTTATTATTGTGGAGATTTAAAACCTTCATCAACGCAAGAAGCAATAATGATTTTAGGTATATTTATATTTTTAACATTAGGTCCTTTAATATTTATATATAATTTATTTAATGTATTAAATAATTTAAATGTTAATTATTTTGAAGATTTATCTAATTTTATTGTAGGATGCGGTAAAAAGCATAAATCGCCATTTGTACATAGTTATATGAAAAATCTTTGTAACTTATGCAATTTAGGCTTTGAAAGTTCTTTATTTGATGTTGGCGGTTATTATCACAATACAGTTAGATTAGATACGCCATTTGTTCCGGGTAAAGGAAGGATAGGAGGCGTAAGAAGTCTTACATGGTTTAAATTAAATAAACCTAACTTAAATGGTATACAGTTCTTAGATGAATTTAAAGAATTTAATATACAATGGCGTGTTGTTAATGGCGTTTTACAAGTAGAGCGAAAAGATTATTTTTCAGGAACTGAATGGTTTAATACTGATAACTTACAAAATGACCAATTATTGTCTGTATGTTATGAATCACTTGGTGAACGCCCTGCAGCTTATGCTGAATATATGTACGCTAAAGATGGGGTAGATTTAAGTGGAGATGAAGTTGCGCCAAGATGGGTTGACAGCGTTATAGATTGGAATCCAACTAATAACCCACAACAAACAGGACTATTTAGTAAAACATTTCAATTCGGTGCAGCACAATTTAGAAACGATGGCAGCGCATTAGATGTTAATCCAATTGATAAGCCCTTTTATGTAGCTTTTTATCCTTTTGTTCAAAATGGAGAATATGAACATTCTTTATTTATGTCTACAGGTGTTTCAAGTTTTCCAAAGTTAATAGGCGTTCAAAATACAATTCATGCTTCTGGTCCTGTAAATATAAATAATCCTGGTTATATAATACCTGACTTTATAGAAACAAGTGAAGGTAGAATATACAATTACAAATGGCATGTAAGAGAAAACCCATTAGTAGATAATTCGGGTCAACAATACGACACAGCCTACCAACGGCTTCTATACATTGATGACCCGCGATTAACATCAGTTAAAACGCGAAAAGTTACCATTTCGGTAACCGCCGATTGTGACCTACTTACTACTTTAGATATTGACAAATATGTTACAACTTCGCAAGGTCAAGTACAAATTACTGAGATAACTTACGATACAAATAATAATTCATTAACTATAAACGGTTTAATTTAATGTCTTATACTTACGATGATATACAATTAGATTGCATTGATAGCAGCGGAACGGTACTGTACAATATAGCTACATTTGATAGCACAACAGTACCTACTACGCCTATCGAAGGCTTTGCAATTGGCAATAAGATACGTTTAACACTAACTATTACAAGTAGTGGCGCTAATAGCTTTTTAAATAAGTTTCTTAGGTTTAACCCCGGTTTATTTGTTTTGTCTAATCAAACAAACGCTTTTGATTTTGGATATCAAACACTAAATCCTTTAAGCACTACGGCACAACAAGCTGTATTAAATGTTACTAATCCTGCCTTAGATAATATCTATTGTGAAATGTCTAAGAGCGCCGCACCACATGATACGGCTACAGTAGTATTCGAATTTTACGTTACAAATGATACTACTAACTTTATATTTGGCAATTCAAGTAATACAAATGTAAGTAGGTTTTTAACATCTATTTTGAACCTGCAGAATAATCAGTTTCAAAGCATTTATAATACTGCTAAAAACTTTGGTATTGCTACGCGCGTATTTGACCCATCGGGTTTTTCGGCTATACCTACTACACCTGCTGGTGGCAATTTCTTAAACTTACCCGTTCGAGCACGTTGGTATAATTCAGACTTTTTAGGTTATAGCTTATTGATGCGCTACATTCGTGAACTTGAAATTAGTTCAGCATCACAAGTTGCCGCAAGTTTGCCATTACTTACCGATGCAACAGCAACAGCGGCACAACCTAATCAAACAACAATACCAAACGCAATATTTACCATTGCGAATAATCAGTTAGCAGTAGGCGAAGCAAACAGCGTTCGTATCTTATTGAGGGGTGAAGCCTACAACGGTTCTGTTAATAACCCACCTATTACAGATGTGCGCATTTTATTGTTTAGGGTTGATAATACTACAAACGCCGCTAATTTTGTAGCAGATTTAAGCCTTTCCGATGCTGTAATACCACAGGCAACACCGGGCAGCGGTCAACTTAACGGTGCTATTTATTCGCCTTCAGATTGGTTTGAAAACGTACCCGTAGCCGATGACATTGAAGTTCAATTTACAATTGATGGAACACAGCTACAAATAAACGGCCAATATTATTTAGTAGTAAATATTCATGACGCGGCAAATCCTGAATATGTAACTTCGCATCTAAGCCCATTACTAACTGCTACTTATACAGCGCCTGCAATACCAACGCTAACAGGTTATATTAGCACATACAATACTGAATACAGCGGCAACGAATTAACAATAGCACCGCACCAAAGAGTTAAAGCGCGTTTAGATATAGATAAGCTAAGCTATGCAACGGCTTTAACTGCTTTAGGTTTAACAGGCACTTTCGATGGTAGTGTTGCGGGCATTATCTGTAGGCTTACAAATGTGCCGGGCGTGGTTAACCAAGTACAAGGATTTATACCCGCAACACCGCCAATTGTCACGGCTGATATGACTATTATAACTGATACGGTTAACGACCTTGTATTAGATTGTATCTTTAGAATTGCTGAAGAATACGCGGGCACATCTACTGAAATAACGTGGACTATTAGCATGAATCAGCCTACATCGGTTAACGGCATAACGCAATTTACACAAATAGACTTTGTGCAAAAATTAGATGTAGATGTTTTCGAAAACGATGCAATTAGCCCTAACTTATTAGCCATTCGCTTTTATGATTTAGAAGATTATATCTTAGGTATCAAAACCGAAATTATAGATATTTGTGATGCCGACCAAATAATAGCTGAAGTAGAAAAAGACCCCGCGTTAAATGGTTCTGTTAATTTCATTGCTACAATTTACCCCGCAAACGAATTAGGCGATACGAATAATAACGCCATTGAAGAAGAATCAAGTTGGGCGCCAATAACTATACAAATGCAACAGTTAGTTAGCGGAAAACTTGACGATGTGGCGGCTTCTTTTGATGTTAATGACTTTGCTATATTCAAAATAAACGTACAACAATTAACGCAAGGCCAACGTTATTGGGTAACAGGTATTGCATATCAGCAAATTCCCGATTATTGCCCTATTGGCTTAGTTGCATTAACAACTACATCAACTTATAGAACTGTTGGCGTTTTGCCTTTGTGGACCATTACAGGCAACCCAACGGCGGTAATAGCTGAAATATTAGCACACCCAGATTATGTAGGCGGTTTAAATATAGTTCAAAATAACTTTGTAGATAATGCAAATAGCCCCGTTGGCGTTTTAAGTTACGCGGGCAATGTAGTTACTGCAATAAAAGTTAACGAAACAATTGGAACGGCTTATTATAGATTTATAGTTGATGCTGACTTTGACCCGGGCACAGGGCCACACACAGTAAGACATGAAATTTTAATGCCCGTACCAATACCCGTACCAAGTTTAATACCTATAACTACTTTTAGCAATACATATAAATGTAGCGATTTAGGTTAAAATTTTTTAATTTAATTTTTATTTGTATCTTTGCAAATATATGTTAGTAAATTATCCTGTTTCATACACGCCCGAAATTAGTAGGACATATTCTTTTAGGCAGCCCGTACCGATTCGGTATGCTTGCCCTATTTTGCCGCCTAACTTAATGCAGAGCGGAGCCGATGCGTGGAACTGTAATTTGTGCGGTTCTGATTTACCGTTTTATATTCCATATGTTGAGGGCGATATTATACCGTTTCAAACGCAAGTTACAGATTTGTATAATATGCCTAATGATGTTTTAGTAGCAGGTTTTCAAACTTCAACAAGCACTTCGCATTATGTAGAAGTTAGCCTATATGATTGTTGTGATAATTTAATAAGTTCTTTTATAGATGATTTTTCAGATAGTTACCATGTAGGGCAAAGCCTTGCAACGGGTAGCATACAAACTTGGTTTGTTAATACGGGTTTATTCCCCGCTGGTTTGGATTGTTTCAGATTACGTATTAACTATTACAAAATAAATCAGATAACCTTAGAACCTGAATTAGATAGAAGACTATTTAGCGAATACTATAAAGAAGTTGAAGGCTGCGGAAGCTTAAACGATACTTCGCTAATTTATAGCACTTACGCTAATTATGATTGCAACGGTAATTTTTACGGAACTTTGACTAACTATTTAGGTTCTAATAATACGCCGTTTTATAATTCGCTTCGCATTTTTGGAACTGTTGAGTTCTTTGGCGATACTGAAGCGATTGTAGAAAATGATAGAAATGTAGTTATTAGTAAAGATATAACAGAAAATTATGGTATTATTTCGGGCGCTGTTCCGCCGTTTTACATTAAGTTACTACAACAAGCTGTGAGAGGCAATTACGTAACTGTTGACGCGGTGCAATATCAAAACTTTAGATATGATTCTAAACCCGAAGATAACCGAATGTTTTTGTTAGATTTGACATTTGACAAAAGATGTCGATTAGATAACAAGCAATGTAGATGAGGTCGTAATTCATTTACAAATATTTAAAAACAAAAAACATGAATATTTCTTTTATCAATGGGTTTTTTGGCGCTTTTGGCGTTTGCCCGCCTTGCATAGACGAGGATAATTCCCCTAACTATCTTTGTGACCCTTGCGATTCTACCGTTTATTCTGGTGGTATTGCTGGTTGGTTTGCAAAAAAATGTAATTACGAATTTGACGATATTACAGATTCTACTGAATGGGAAACCGCAATAGCAAACAAAGACGTTTTTGGCCGCGTAAACGGTAGCCGTATTAGCGGTGGTTTGCCTGCACCTGAATTTACTACTAAAAAACGCGGTAGCTGCGGACAAGAGGAGGTAGTAAAACAGTCGCGTGTTGTTTCTCTTACCGATGCAGAAAACGACCTTACATTTACTATTGATGCACTTTATAACTTCCTTTCTAACCCTTCTAAAGCTGCTGGTTATGAATTCGGTTTTGTAACTTGCGATGGCCGTTTCTTAGGTTGGTATTCAAACGTAACTGTTAGACCGTTCTATCAGATTGCAGAAACCGATGAGGATGATGCCTATTGGACACTTGAATTCAGATATAACGAACAGTTAGGTACATTTAGCCAATTGTCTTTAGACTTCTTGTTAACATTGCCTTATAACGTTTGTTGGGTTACTTCAATTGTTGTTACAGGTTTTGCGGGTGCTACTACTGTTGCCGATGGTGCTACGTTGCAAATGCTTGCGGCTATTCTGCCATTGAATGCTACTGATGCTACTGTTACATGGTCAGTTGTTGCTGGTTCGGGTACTGCAACTATTAGTGTAGGCGGTTTGCTTACTGCTACAAGTGCGGGTACTGTTACTGTAATTGCTACAGCTAATGACGCTTCGGGCGTTACTGGTTCACTTGTAATTACGATTACTCCATAGTTAGATAGTTATAAGGGCGGTTATATAATGTAGCCGCCCTATTTAAAATCAAATAGAATGAACATAGAACAGTTTTACGAATTTTTAGATTCTGTAAATGCTACAATACTAAACCCCCCGGTACACCCATTTCGGGCCGATTGGAAACGTATTTATGAAAGCATCAAACCTCACTTTTATGGTGAAGTGCCGCCCGCGTTGGATAAGGCTTTTCCGAATGAGGATGAACAAATTTTAGCTTACAGAAAAAATACGTATCAGCCTAAAACAGAATCGCCATTGGTAAAAGCGATTACCGAACTGCATAGGCTGCTAAGTTCTGCTAAACATTCTGTACGTTTTGAAAATACAGATATGAAAGAATTTGCCGAAAATGAAAAGTTTGGCGAATCTAATTTACAAAGCTATATATTTTCTGTATTTATTCCGAACCGCGTATTGGACCCTAACGCCGTTTTACTTATTGAACCTAAAGGCGAAGGAACACAAACCGATAATGTACGCGTAAACATTGACATGAAAATTATTCAGTCTGATAGGATTGTTTTTAACGACCCTGAATACAGACTACTAATATATAAAGGCATATCAAAAAATAAATATGCTACATTAGGTATTGAAAACCCTTTGTATTATCACATTGTAACTGATATGTTTTATGCCCAAGCCCGCGCGTATGGTGATAAGACAATGTTTGAAGTTATCTACGAACACAACAGCGGCATTATGCCATTTGTTACTTTGGGCGGTCGCGTTGTTCCTAAATATGATTCATATGGCAATACGTTTAAAATTTATAAGTCTGATTTTAGCCCTGCAATACCTTATCTTAACGATGCTGCTATCTTTGATAATCAGCACAAATCGGTTATGCTTGCGACATGCTTTCCTATTAAATTTGTTGAAGGGGTTGACTGTAGCAGTTGTAATGGTGTGGGCCGCGTTCCTGACCCGAATGATTATGATACCAGCATAACATGTAGAACTTGTTTAGGCCATGGCAAAACGTTAAGCATTACACCATTGGCAGCATATAACCTAAATCCAACTACTTCTAAGTTTGGCGATAACGATAAACAACAAGTTGAACCGATTAGATATTATAGCCCCGATGTTAGCACGATTCAAGAAACTAATAAGGTAGCAATATCTTCATTAGATAAAGCTGAACAAGTGTTAAACATAAACCGTTCTTTAAAGTCGGCACAATCAGGTGTTGCTAAAGAAATGGACCGCGAACCAGAATATATAGAAGTAGGTAAAATTAGCGACGATGTTTACGCTCGCTATAAAGATGTTTTAAAAATTATTCAAGCTATTGTATTTATGGATACTGAAAGCCCGATAATGGTAAACGCGCCGATTTCGTTTGACCTAAAAACAGAAACGGAACTAATGGCCGAATTTGCATTATCACAAAAAGGCTTACCAACTGCCATACGTTACGAATCTTATATAAGCTATGTTGACCGCCGATATAATGCCGATGCTGTTGCGCGCCAAATAGCGACCATTTGCGCCATGTATAATAGCGCATATCTTTATACAGTAGATGAACGCGTACAGCTTTTAGCAAGCGGCCAAATAACTGAAAAGGATGCAATAAGCGCCCAGTTCGTTTTTGATGCTGTTACTGAACTTTATTATGATGAAGGTTTTGATATTATGGGTAGCGATTACACTACTATTAAGAATGCTATTGATGCAAAGTTAGCGCCAAGGTTTGATGCTGTTGCAAGTGTTCAAGTACCAGAAATAGATATAAATCAGTTTGCACAACAAGATATAGAAGATAGCGACAACGACAACGAATAATGGACCTAAACGCACCTGAAAGAATTAACGACAAAGCAATAGAAATTTTACAAAAAAGGTACGATAAAGTAGAACCTAAATTTGTAAAAGCTGTTGTGGCGTGGATTGAAAAGTTCAGAACAAGTTCGGGTAATTTAGTTCGAAGTAAAGAAAATATTAGCCGCCTTAGTACATTTAAACGTGCAATAGAACGCTATCTAATTCAGTCGGGATATAATGACATGGTAAGCGGTTTTTTGTCAAATTTTGACACTTTAGCTGCTGAACAACAAACAATACAAAGCGAACTAAACGGTTTAGATATAAAGAAAAGTTTTTTGAATCCTTTTAAAAGTTGGGCGGTTAATAATGTAGTTGCTGCCATGCAAGGTCAAGGCTTAACTACTACGCTAATAAACCCGCTTAAACAAGAATTATTAGTAGCCGTTAACCAAGGTAGCAGCCTTACAGATGTGGTCACTTCTATAGCTGGTCAATTAACAACAAGTGAGGCGCGACAAGGCGTTTTAAAACGAATCAGCTTGCAGGCTTCGCGGGATGCGCTATTACAATATGATGGCGTAGTAAATGAAGCGGTGCGCAAAGTTTATAAAATGGATGCGTTGTTATACGTTGGCAGTATTGTTAAAGATAGCCGAAAACAATGTGAACAATGGGTAAATGAAACAAAAAACGGAAAATTAGGATTACTTTTGTTTGAAGATTTAGAAGATGAAATAAGTTGGGCTGAAGATGAAGGTACGGGTATGATACCAAATACAACGCCTGAAAACTTTTGTCAAAATCGCGGCGGTTTTAATTGTAGGCATATCGCTTACCCTGTTAGGTCCGCTAATTATAAAAAAGATTAACACATGAAAAACTTTCAAAAACTACTTAAAGACCGAGGTTATTATTCGGGCGCTATTGATGGCATAGTTGGCCCGTTAACATTAGGCGGCGCTAAACAATGGATTGATGCCGAAATGAATTTACGCGGTTGGGTAAAACCTGTTACCGACCTTGTTTGGATTAGAACCGACCAAACGTTTGATAATAAGTTTGCCGATTACTGTATTAGGTTTAACAACCGTGTGGCCGATATGATTTTACCATGCAGTACAACGCCCGGCGATTACATTATATTTAACCCGCTTACCGTTGGCGGCATTACGGGTTCGGCGGTTGCATGTGAGCAGCAAGTAATAGCATCACATAAGTTTGTAACCGCACCGAATTGGAAACACTTATGGTTAAATGCGCCTTACTTTTACCAAGCTGGTGCTATTGAGATTTGGCGCGACAATACACGCGACCGCAAATTAGATAAAACCGTTAAAACTAAGGGTTGGTACGGCATCAACTTTCATCGCGGTGGCATAGGCCATGTAGTAGATACGTGGTCCGCTGGTTGCTTAGTAGTGCCTGATGTACGTTGGTTTGAAGCTATCAAAATATTTCAGCCTAATCAGCTAATAAACTTTACTCTAATAGAATGTTAGTAATAAAAGCAAAGCATAAAACAAACGGTACTGAATACCAATTTACCCCTTCGCAATGGTACGCGGAACAGCAAACAGGTAACTATAATTACTTAGGAACTATTCATGTAGCCGAACCATCCCAACCGATTCAAAGAACTGTAACCCCAAAACGCGGCTGCGGCTGTGCAAATAAACGTAGATAATATGGCACGATTTCATAAATTCGTCATTCATCTTGAAGCGAATGAAGAAAACCTAACACTCGAAGAACTGCAATCTGATTTTGAAGAAGCGGTTAAAATAGAAGACTATAAAAAAGCCGCTAAAATCAGAAAAGATATAGACGAACGTTTAAAATCAGATATAGAACCTGAATGTATTGTTGAACTTGAAGATTATTGCTATATTGATTTGGATGAAGTAGCAACGTTCTATAAATCTGAATGGGAAGATGGCGAAAAGTTTACAAAGGTTATTTTAAAGGGCGGTTTTGAATTACCGTTAGCCATATCATTTGATGAATTTACTAAATTATTTTTTAAAGATTAAACACACATTGAAATGTTAGACAAATTTGTAGAAAAATTGGGCATTGAACCCGAACTGCTTCAGAAATTAGAAGCAAACGAAATTACATTAGATGAAGCCGTAACAGGTTATGTATCTAAACTTGAACGCACCGTACAAGAACGTTTAGGCAAACAGATAGAAGAAGCTAAAAGCGCGGAACTATTTGGCGCTGCATACGCGAAAACAGAAAAACAGATAGCCGATGCTTTTGCAATTGACCTAAAGAAATATGAAGCAATTGATAAAAAAGATAGGTTTAAAACTATTGTTTCTGATTTGAAAAATAGCCAATACGAAACAATCGAAAAACTTAAATCAGAATACACTTCAGCCGATGCGCAAAAGTTGCAGCAATTGACGCAACAGTTAGAATTAGCCAACGCAAAACTAACTGAAAAAGAAATGCTAATGCAACAAGCTATTAAAGAAGAACAAGGCAAATTTCAAAGCTACATTAAGAATCAGCAAATAGATAAGGTTCGCGGTTCATTAGTTGAATCGGTAAAAAATGCGCGTTTGATGCCTAAAGAAATGCGCGCTATCTTAGAAGCCGAAATACGTGAACGTGGTTTTGATTTTGAAATTGATACCGATTCAAACATTTGGGTAAACAAAGATGGAAACCGCGTAAAACATCCATCTAAGCCAACGGAAAATTTAAAGTATGAAACGCTGTTTGAAATTATTGCAGCTGAGTACAATTTTGAAAAACAAAGTAACGGCGGCCAATCTAAAAGTTTTGAAATAGATGAAAAAACAAAAGGTGGCATACACCCAGCGCGTTTAAAATATCTACAAGATAATAATTTGATTTAACAGTAGTTGCAGCGCTTATAATGCGTACCAGTGCAATTCTTTTGCTTTAATGGCAGTTCTTCGGGGCTGCCTTTTTAGTATAAATAATAATATTAAAAAATTATAAAATTATTTATTTTAAAACATCTTATCTTTGCAGTAACGACCTCTCACAAAAATAGGTACTACGGTACAGAAAAAAAACAGTACGCACGGCAGCGTGGTAAATGCCAAACAAAAAACATTTTTCTAAAATTTAATATTCTTTAAATGTCAACTATAAAACTCGCTGATGCGTGGAAAATTATAGACATATCGTTGAATAATAACAACGGTATGCGCTCTATGCCTTCACCAAATATCGGCCTTTTACAATTGCTTGTTAGTGCTGCAAATAAATCAGCATCACAGGTAAAACTCGGTAACGTTCAAGCAGTAGAACAAGGTAACGGTAAAGTTTACAAAGTAACCCGCCGTTTCTTTCCACGTTTGGCCGAATCAAATAATACTTCACTTGAATATTGCCCTACTGATGGCGATGTTGTAAGACCCTTGTACGATGAAGTAGAAATTACTAACAAAACGGTTTCTCAGAAAATCAAAATTGATGATGAGTTAATCCGTTGTATCAAAGAAAACCGTGCTGATTATCAAAACAGTTATGTTAATGAAGTTCTAAGAAATCACATTAACAGACTTGGTAAAGAAGTTTCTACAATTGTAGCAAATGGCGGTTTTGTTGGTAACTTTGTTAAGTGCGATTGTGCTGACCCTGCAGTTACTTCTAAATCTTTGCCTTTGTTCCTTTCAAGTGGTTTGGGTATTAACCCTGTAGGTGAATCTATCTTAGATAGCGACCGCAAACAAGCCGAAATTGAACAACAGCTTATTTTGGTAGGTGGTACTTTGTTGGACCAATACCGTAAAGCACGCCAAATTGCAAGCGGTAACGATAATGGTTTTGATGCTTCACTTTTGGATATTACCCGTTCGATTTTTTACGATACTAATCTTGGTGCTGCGTTTGGTGGCCCTAACGATATTATCGCAATGGCACCGGGCGCGCTTCAACTTATCACATACGCAAAAAATAAAGGTCAGTTCACATACGACTTTGAAGACCAAATGCGTACTACAGTTGTTGACCCTTGGTTAGGTATCGAACATGATGTAGTTATGTCTTACGCTAAATGTAATGATGAAATTGAACTATACATTCAGTTCGCTACTAACTGGGCGGTTGTTGGTATGCCTAAATGTTGGGCACAACAAGACTGCCTATTCGATGGTGTACTTGATGTATTCAAATATGAAGTAGTTTGTGCTGATACAGGATATTGCGATATCGAACCTGCATGTGGTTTTGTTGGTGCGCCAAATGCTACTGATGCTCAATTCTGCGAATCAGCTGATATTTGCGATGTTGCTTGTAATGCTTTGTTCTACTCAAGAACTGTAACAGGCGAACTTTTCTTTGGTGAAGAAATCGATGTAGCTGATGCTGTTGCTATTCAAATCAATGGCTTACCTGTTTCTGTAGGTGGTACATTTGACACAGGAACTGAAGCAGGTGCTAATGCCTTTATCGTTGCCGCACAAGCCGCTTTAGCTGCCGCTGGTTATGTTTACACAGTTGCAGGTGGATGGGATGGCACAGGCTTAATCATTAACGTTTTGACTACTTCGGCTGTAACTTCAGTAGTTATCGTTTCTGCTACAGGTACTGATGTTGCCCTTACTGTTTCAACTGAAACCTTATACAATGTTTATAGCGCTTCAACGCCTTCAACAGGTGCAACGCTTACCGACCTTGATTGGGTATTAGATTCATCTTCATTTGATGGTGCGCCTACTGCTCAAGTTTTAGGCGAAGCCCTTGTATTTGGAAGTTATAGCAATTTCTACACTACAAGTGCCAATACAGGTGCTGCACAGCTTATCATTACTGATAGCGTTGCATGTAACGATACTTTTAACGGTACAATTTAGTTTTAATGATTCAGGGGCGGGAAACCGCCCCTTTTTAAAATATAAACACATGGTAAACTATTCAAAAAAAATAGCACAAGCACTAACAATAATTCGTAAATATTACGGCGCTATAAACGTACAGCGTACCGATAACGAAGATGTTGTTTATCTATTCGACTATACAAGCCAAAAGAAAACAATAGGCAGCGAAAGCATTAACAAGGCTGTAGAAAAGGCTGTAAAGCAAAATGATTTTCCAAAGGATATTTATTATTCTGAAGGGCTATTATCAATAATTCAAATTGAAGAAAATGAACAACAATACGAACAAGCCGAAACCATCGAAACCGATGAAACCGTTGAAGCCGAAGAAATAACCGAAACTGAAAAGCCAAAAAAACGCGGTCGTAAAAAACAAACTGAATTAGATGCTGAATCTTAATACACCTACTTGCTTAGAAAACTACATAATAAGTCTAAACGGCTGTTATGCGCCTAACACGGTACCAACCAGCGGTTATTATTTAGAAAACTTAGAAGGTTTAACTATAAATAATGTCGCGGCTGTTAGTTCTGAAGCGCTTATTTCTGCTACATTAACAGTACAAGAAAAAATGTATTTTGCAGCTGATGTAGTTGAAAAACGTTTGAAGGCTGTTTTAAATGCGCGTGGTATTAAACTAAATAGTATAGGTTCTAAATATGCAGTTTGTAGCGTATCGACTACAAGCGTTGCGCCTTTAGCATTTAACCGTGGCATCAAGATTTCTAAGAAATGGATAGATAGCCCACAAAGCCGCATATATATCGATACAGTCAAATTTAAGGCAACTAACAACGGCAATACAACAATTTACGTTACAGATTATGCAGGCAACATATTATTTAGTCAGGCTGTTACTGTTTTTGCAGATACGGAAATGCACGTATTTATTAAAAAGTATTTTAAAGAAGACCTATTATTAGTTACCATCGATACTACTAATATAGCGCCTTATCTGTACACTTGCAACGCTTCGACAAACTGCAAACCATGTGGCGATACTGTTTTAGATGTAACGGGTTGGAATGGAATAGCAGCACAACCGCAAGGATATTTAGGCGCGTGTGTGCGTGTGGATTGTGTAGATACTGATATTATATGCCAATTTTTAGACCGTTTAGGTATGGCGATTTTATACCAAACAGGCGTGCAAATTTTAAAAGAATGGGTATCACCTAACAACCGTTTAAACTTAATTAAAACACACGGTAACGAATGGGCAAATATCAAAATAACAGAATGGGAGAACGCAAGCATTGAGGCCTTAGATAATGAAATTGATAATATTATTCAGTTACTTGAAGCTGACCGTTTTTGCTACAGATGTGAACCAAGATTAAGAATGTACCCAATGTTCCCCGGCTAATGACTATAAACGAACGCTTAGAAATACTATCACAAGTTGTAAATGATGACAACACAGCGCGTAGAATTTCGCAAGCTGCCGCGTTTCAAGTTATAGCTGAGTATAAGCAAAGGATATTTTTTTTAGGCTTAGATAGTTCTAATAGTCAGATAGGTACTTATAGTGTGAACCCGTTTTACATAAACCCGCTTAGCCTTACAACTGTATCAGCTGGTGGTATAAAACCGCAAGGTAAAAACGGCCAAACGGTTTTTAAAAATGGCAATCCGCATAAGACAAAGTATTTAACAAATGGTTATAAGGAACTTAGGGATTTAACAGGTAGGCAGTCAGGTAATGTAGATTTAAATTTTAGTGGTTCGCTATTTCAAAGTATAAAAGTAACTGAAAGCGGTTTAAATAGCGCCATTACTTATACGAATGATGAAATGGCAAATATAATGGAGTTTAACGAAGAACGTTTTTCAAAAGACATCGCAACCGTATCAACAGCCGAACGCGAATTAGGTGAAACAGCGGGCCGAAATGAATTATTAGCAATTTTAGAAGAAATAGATTTACTGTAGGGGTTTTAATAAGATTACTTTATAATGTACGTAACACAAAACATAATAACCGAACTAATCAAACAGATTGATACTGCAATGGCAGCCGTAAATGTAAACGTTCACGGTAATGGCATAGCTGTTAAAGATACTGCAGGTCAGGTTGTTACTTTAAATGTTACGCAAAACGGCACACGAAACTATGTTGGCATCACAGACACCCAGAGAACGGGCTATTATATCCGTACTAATGGTATTGTTTCAGAAACAAGAAAAGCCGCGAATACTAAGCGGGGAAGTTGTGGTATCGAATTGGATGTGCGTGTTCCACTTAAATTAGTTTTTTGGCATATTTGTGCTGACCCGCGTATGCTTTTAGATAGCGTTAAATTTGCGCTTTACGGTGCTAACTTTAAAGGCATTCAATGGCAGTATGCAATAGTTAACTCGCGTTTGTTCCCGGTTAGTAATGAAGTATTGCCTTGGACCGTTTACGCTGCCGAAACAGGCAAAGACCCTAAAACGCTGTTAAGCCTAATGCAGATAGTTAGCTTAGATTTTGAATTACGTTATGATTTTAGTTTAACTGAAAAATGTAAGCCGTTTGCGATATGTGAAGTTATAAATAAGCCGCAGCCTGTACCTAGTGCACCACTTAATACGATAGGCCCAATAATCGCAGGCAAAAACATTGTAGGCGGTCTTTTAAAAGTTATTGATAATGGAACTTGGACAGGAACTATGCCGATTACATTTAGTTATCAATGGCAAAGGAACGGTATTGATATTGTAGGTGAAACTGCAAGTACTTATATTTGTGTTATGGCTGATTTGGGTTCTAATATATCTTGCGTGGTAACAGCTACTAATATAGTAGGTTCAGCAAGTTATCATAGTAATAGTATTTTAATTTTATAAAGATTCACTATGCCGCTAAGTTTCGCTACCTTAGGACATTAGTAGGGGGTTGGAATCAATACCCCCTTTTTTAGAAAAAATTAAACTTTAAATATATGCCTTGTTGTAATTGTTGTGAAAAAACCTTAAATTTGGGCTGTCTTAATGCTTGCAATGCTGTTTATGATACGGGCATTGTTGTAGATGCACTAAGTGCGGGCGTTTGGGTTTTAGAATTAACTTTTGGTTCGGTAACTATTTATTATAGTGTTGATGTTGAAGATGGTGAAACGGTAATATTTACACTTACAAACCTTAATGAAAGTTACACATATCAAGGACAAATAATAGACCCTAACGGCGAAATTGTTATACTTGAAGTAAACGGCATCGAATATGATTGTATTGAATTTAGCACTAAAATAATAACAAATTTATGATTGATATTGTAAAACTCGCAAATGGTAATGTAGCTATTTATGATTCGACTTCGGGCGATTTCATTAACAGCCTTAGCCCCGATATTGTAGAAATAGAATGCAACGTAAACGGCAGCGTTAAAGTTGTTCAAGATAATGGCAGCGTTGAATATATCGACCCGGCACAAGTTGCAAATACTGAAGTAGTACCAGCGGCACCAATTGCGTTTTCAGGTACATGCGCCGACTTAGCACAATTGTTAAGTACTGATTTTTTTTTTGTAGTTAGTGGTGGCGGTGTAACACCTACATTAACACAAGTTTTAACGGCGGGCGATTCTGCAGGTAGTTTAGATATTACTGATTTAAACTTATTGGATTTTGACACGGCTACAACTTCAACGGCTGGCGCTGGTCAAATGGCGTGGAATAGTACCGATGGCACATTAGACCTTGGTATGCAAGGCGGTTTAAAAAATAAAATAGGGCATCAACTTTTTGCTAAGGTAAGAAATAATAGCGGCTCAGCAATTACTAAAGGCAGCGTTGTTAAAGTTGTTGGTGTTGCAGGTGGTTTTATAGGTATAGATTTAGCTTTAGGCGATAGTGACGCAAACAGTTCTACAGCCTTTGGTATAGTTGCCGAAGATATTGCAGATGCTTCAAACGGTTTTGTAGCCATAAACGGCATTATTCACGGCTTAAATACTAATGCCTTTACTGAGGGTGATATTTTATATATAAGTCCAACTGTTGCCGGAGCATTTACAAATATTAAACCCGTTGCACCTTTACACGCTGTAGTAATTGGCTATGTAGCTAAGAAAAGCGCAACGGATGGACATATCCTGCTGCACGTTCAAAATGGTTATGAGCTTGATGAATTGCACGATGTAGCAATAAATTCGGGCACGTTGGCAAATAAAGACATTTTGCAGTACAATTCATCTTCATTAGTTTGGGAGAATAAAAAACAGCCAATTGAAATACAGCTCGCAGCAAGTGACGAAACCACAGCACTAACAACAGGAACAGCAAAGGTTACATTTAGGCTGCCAGTTGCTTTTACGCTTACAGGCGTTCGTGCTTCGCTTACAACTGCTCAAGCTTCAGGTTCAATCTTTACGGTTGACATAAATCAAAGCGGTTCTTCGGTTTTAGGTACTAAACTGACAATTGACAATACAGAAAAAACAAGCGTAACGGCTGCAACGGCTGCAACTATTACGACAAGTGCGTTAACCGATGATGCTGAAATAACTATCGATATTGACCAAATCGGGAACGGTACTGCAACAGGTTTGAAAATCACACTAATCGGAACAAGATGATAATAAATCCATACGCTTTCGGGCAAAGTTACGACCCGGACGCACAAGCATTTTTCACGGCAAGTGGCTTAACAGGTGCGACAAATTTAACAGCTATCAATACTTTAGTTGTGGCGCTTAAAGGCTTCGGCATTTGGACAAAAATGAAAGCTATTTACCCATTTATAGGGGGAACAAGTGCGCTTCATAAGTGGAATTTGAAAGACCCACAAGATACAAACGCAGCGTTTAGGTTAGTGTTTAATGGTGGTTGGACTCATTCAAGTACAG